AGAGGCTCAGTAATTGTTCCGCAAGCATTAGATTTTAAGACTGGCAAAATCGGGATGCCTTGCCTGTTTCTGCATCATTCTCATAAAAACATTGCAGATGTTACCGTTCACGGGGCTGGAGATTATGTTTGGATTAAGCGTGTATCTGAATTATTGCCTTTAAGATTTGAGCGAATTGTGGTTGTTTATAGCTTTAATCGTGGGAACGGGAGGCAGGAAAAGGTGTTAAGATGACCGCATCAGTTTAATTTCTGGGACCCATATATCCCGGTATTCAATAAAAAACATATTTAATCCAATTCCTAATATTATCGTGTATTTCATATAGTATAAATCAAATTCTCTGCATTTCTTTCAATCTCTTTCATTCCAAACTTTGAAACGTAGTCTTTGAATAATCTTTCAGCATGCCTATCGCTATTCCACTCAATACATAGACATTTACATCCAACGACTTTTAAATCAATCTGCTTTAGTATCTGCCATTCAAATCCCTCAACATCAATTGAGATAAAGTCAAAGACCGGATATTTTTCAGCAACCCAGCTAAATGGAACAGTTTCGATTTCAATTTCGGTAAATTTAACCCCGTTCTTTTTCCATCTTAGCGTTTCAAATTCCTGCATTGTTGAAACCAATCCTAAATCAATCCCGTTTTTAACGTGGCTTCCTGACTGCCAAAACTTAACAAAACCAGCTTTGTCTGCAATTCCTAATCTGTGGGTATGAACTCTTTTATTGCCTTTATGAAGTTTGTGCAATTCATCATAGATATGACCCGGCTCGAAAAGTATTCCGTACCAATCATTAAGAATAAGGTCGTAGCTATTTGAAAATGTTTTTCCATCATTAGCACCGATTTCGAGAACAGCACCTTTATGCTTTCCGAAATAGTTTAAAACTATCTCCGCTTCATTGTTCTGGCTATGGTACTTCATAATTTCCTTAAATGAATTATCGTATCTCTATGATCTTGGATCATGCTTCGACTAACTATTCCCCATCCTTTTCCAATAATAAAATCAAGCGTCCTGTCATCCTGATAAAAATGTCCCATTGGTAACAAGTTGCCAAACTTATCGCTTGCCTGTTTTGTTTGAACATTTTTGTAATTTGAAAGCATAAATATAAAATCACCGCCTGTTTTAAGAACTCGGTTCACATCTGCCATATAAGACTTTAAAGCCTCGTTTGATAAATGGCAAAACACATTGTAGCTAAATGCAAAGTCAATCGAATTATCATTTACCCCCAAGCATTCATAAGTTCTGTCCGGCAGTTCGATGAATTTGAATTGCTTGTATTTACTAAACCTTTCAGGCATTTTAATTACATCCAACCCGAAAAGCGTTTTAAAATTACCTTGCATAAACTGAGTGAACGTTCCGCCTCCACAACCGATTTCTAAAGCTGTTTTATTTGGATCTAAAAAAGGATATAGACATTCGTTTAAAACCCGTTTAATACCTACGCCATAAGAAAATTCCTCATAATACCCGTCTTTACCCCATGATCTCTGAAAAAATTCTTTGTCAAAATCCTGATTGTTCATATGCCTTGTAGTTTGAATATTATCCCGCCATGCAATAATTCGGCTTCCTCTGATGCGGCTTGAAAATAACTATTTACAGGCTCTAAAGCCATCCCCAGTTTATAAGCAATAATCGAAGCGCAAGACATGTCGTGTCTATGCCCTTTACATCGCTCATCACGGCTTTCTAAATGGGTATCGTTATCCCATTGTCCTTTAAACATCCCAAACTCCATAGCAGAACGCCACCATGAAAAGAATTTCCATCCAATATCAGTATCAAAGTTTATCCCTGTGAAGCCTGCCGAATACATAGGTATTTTCATTGCCTCGTCACGGCTTATCTGAAAATATTCCAATGTTCTGTCATTTGTCCAATTACCAGCCAAATGCCCAGCTTCCTCCATGAAGTACCCTTTTGCATCAATTATGTCAAATATAGGCGAAGGGTCTTTTACTGCCCAGCAAGATGAATCGAGCCAAAGTACCTGTTTATACCCTGCAACCATTGCAGCTTCGATAGCATTAATTTTGAAAGCATAAGGATTGGACTGATGCGAATCGCAGTTTAAATCTCTTAATTTAACCTTATCAATTCCGGTGAACGAATTGAATAACCTGTCTTGAATCCCGTAATATTGCTCTGTACTATAATTTACTATTGCTCTCATTTTTGCCAGTAGTCGTAATGATATATGTTTCCTTTAATTTTAACCTCTGATTTCAGTAAAGGTAATAACCTCTTTGAATATTCGGCATCCTCTCCAAATTGTATCTCTGGGAATCCTGCCTTTAATGCTAATTCTCTTTTAACTGGGCTGATATGATTCGGAGTACGGTAATATATCCCGTTACGCTCAAACCATCTGCCATAATCTTTAGATATGTGCCATTGCTTTGACTTTAACCCATTTGTGGTTATCCATCCCGAAATTCCTATGCAGTCTGGATTTGTTTCCGTTGCATCGAGAATCAGTTTAACATAGTCTTTTGAAACGTGGTCATCATCATCAATAAAAACAATGTAGTCCCCTTTTGCCTTTTCAAGTAGTTTGTTCCGCTTTGTTCCAATATTGTATGAAATTACGGGGTCGATTATAACCTCAACTAATTCGGGCATCCTATCCCATTGCGGATTTAGGCAAGACATCAGATTATCCAGCTTGTCAAGTCTTGACGGGATAGTGGCTATGAGGATTGATAGGGTCATTTAGGATGCCATTTTATATCAGAATATTTCATAACTGGTTTTTCTATCCCAAAATTAGTTTTTAAATGCTCTTTCAAGACCTGATCTCCATGTCTGTATGATTTATCATTCCTGATTGAAATTTCATCTTTTACAAACTTCCAAGTACTGTAATGATTATGAGGGAAAACCAAATCTAAGAATATTGCTTTCCCAGTCATCATTGCAACGGCTGTTAATTCAACATCGCATCCCATGTGGATATAATCAGGATGATAGACATATCCAAAACGCTCGTAATACTTTCTATCTATTATCGGCAAAGTCATTAAAACAGGCTGGATTCCGTCTTTAGTCTTTACGCAAAAGTCCTCTTTACCCTTAAGTTCTTTAATCAGTAATGAATCCCATCCAATAGGACAATCAAAGTCATCTGAAATAACTACAATTATATCTCCGGTTGCGTGTTTTACAGCTTCGTTAATTGCGTGAATAGCTGACCTGTGTTCTCCGATAATACACTTGCTTTGTATTTCATACTCCCTGTCAAATCTGCCTAAGTGGTTCGTGTATTGCCTTAATTGTGGATCGTCTGAATCAATAGCCAGAATGTATTCAAATTCGTATTCAGCCTTATGATACCAGTTCAACAATACTTTGATTGCTATTTCGGAGCGTGAACGGGAAGGGTGGATGACGGAAATACTACGCATAATATTTATCTATTTTAGTGAAAGCCTTAGATATTTCAACATCGTTAATATATTCCAATAATAGATTATCGCCTTGAATATGTTCCAATTCAGGATCTTCACCATTAAGCTCTGATAGTTTTTCGATTAATTCCTCTTTTGTCATATCCGATTTAAACAAAAATCCCCAGGTTCGTGGTTGCGACACTCCCCCAGGGATTCTTGATTGCCGCAACTAAATATTTTTATAAATATATTAAATGTTTTTGATAATTCCCATATTAAACATAGATTGAACTCCGTAAGCTATTGCATCAATCGTATGATTATCCTGATCTATTGGTTTTTCCTGAATTACCCCGGCCTTATCTTTGTCGTAGCAGTATGACTCCTGTTCTGATTCAATGTTTTTACTTCGGTCGGTATAATAAATATTCATCCCGGATAATATGCCAATTCGGTTAATTAAATCAGTCTTCCCACCAACTGCATGAGCGTACTCCCACCCGGCACGCCTTAGCGACTTTATTTTATTCGGTCTGTTATTATCGCAGGAAATGTATTTATCCTGCTCGATATTGAGTTTTGAGAATAGCCACGATATTAACCCCTCAACACCTTCATCCGGATTGTCTCCAGCCTTTATTTGATGCAGCATTGTTTCATTCATATTGCGCTCTATCTCGTTTTCGCTGGCATAGTTTAGTTCATGGACATATAAATTACCGTCATGGTATTTTATCTCGATGATTGCGAATGGATCTACTTTCCCCCAATCGACACCGTAATAAACCTCTTTATCAATTTTTAAATAGTCTTCAAATGCAATTGAGTTCCATGTATAAATACGCCCTTCAACCTCGCCAACTTCGCCAAGACCATAAACTCTCCACATGTTTGCCCAGTACTGATTAATTATTATTGGATTCCCTTTGTCATCAACAGATATTTCACCGTTAATCATTTTATATCCACGTTCCCGGTAGCGCAGTATTTCAGATTTTTCCTCTTTGCCCAAAGCCTCATTATCAAGATAAGTCAGCTTTATAAAATCGCAGTCGTCGCGGTCTTTTACCTCTCTATGAAACCAAAACTTTTTATTAGGGTTAAAGTCAATTATTACCTGCTTTGCTCTTGATGTTAATTCCCTGTAAGTATCAAACTTTACTTTGTTAGCCTCATTGACAAACATTATATCTGATCGCAATCCTTTACCAATATCTACTTTATCTAATCCAATAAACTTAATAAAAGAACCGTTTGGGAATCTATAAAGCGTTTCATCAGGAAAGTTAGATTGGTTATAAATACCGAATGAACGCATTACAGTTTTAAAGTCTTTAATGACTGTAATACGCATTTTAGATAGTTCATCCGAGGCTATATAAATTTCTTTATTCGGATTGCTTGATGCGTGATTTGCTAAAAGAATCAGAACGCTAAAAGTCTTTGCAGCACCCTGTCCGCCTTGTATTCCCTTAATCCGCTTCCTGAGTGCTGAAATCTTGCGCAGTCCTGTTGTCGTTTGAAGCATCTGATAATGGGTCTACATTTAAAAGTTTTATAATGTTCTGATTTACATTTGCATCAATATCCATCTTATCTCCATACTTTTTAGGCTCTAACTTAGATAAAATCCATTTACGGGCATCAACTTTTAGCCTATCCCTTTGAATTACGTTACCTCCAGTGAATGGGGTATGATCTTCAGATGAATGATCTGATATTTCAATAATTTCATCGAAGATACTGTCCGCATAGATTTCTTTCGCGCGCGCGTAACGTTCGTTAAGTTCTTTGTTTTCTTTAATCAGCCTATAAAACAAAGTATTGCTCATGGGTGAATCATCGCTTGAAAATATCTTTCTTAAAGATATCCCAGATTCAATCTTATTGCATACCTGTTCAAACTTTTCAATATCTGTCATTTCGTAAAGTTACAAAACTTTTCACAAAACAAAATTAAAGCTCAACACCCATGTAAATATGCCTAATCCAGAAATAAGCAAAGGCAATCATAAATACCAAAATGAATATTGCGAATTTGTATCTGAATTTCATAGATATATTTAATAAACTTCGATGCAATCTGGGTTAATATCTAAGGTTCTACATACTTTCATGCCCATATATCTTAGCGATCCCGCATCAATATTACCAAATGGTAGCGAATAAACCTCTTTTAATTCATTAATAAATAATTCAAATGTGTTTGGATTGATAAGCATAACATTAGCTGACCTATCATTTAACTGAACGTACTCGGTAATTTTCTGTATTATTAACTCTTCAATTTTCATCCTTCCTTATCTCCCATCCTTTGTGGGGGTGTTAATAATTCCTCCAATCTTTTTAGTTTAACCTGCTCCCAGCTTATCCAATCAGGATACAATAGTTTTATTTGATCGAGTACGATTTGAACGTCTGCAATCTCTTCAGATATATTACTTTCCCTACCTCTCCTATCTTTTAATAATGCTTGAGTAAGTTCAGACATCTCTTCAATCAGCATATCCTTTTGATTACGTTCACCAAATTTATTTAGTGCTTGTTGGTGTATTTTCATCTTTCCTAATCTTAGTTAAACTTGAGTTGAATGTTATGTTGTGGTGAGTGTCGGAGTATTGTTTGGCGCAGGCTACAAATGTATCAACCCGGCCATTAGCAAAATCATTAATAATTATCACCTCGCTTGGTTTAATAGCATCCAGCTTGTTGAACACATATTTTAAGTCTCTGTCTGATTCCATGCTTGATTAATTGCTTTTAGTTCTGTTTTTAATTGGTTGTTTTCTTTAATTAACTCACTCATTTTTAATTGGTTATGCCTGATTAATAACTGAGCAGTATTATTTTGATTTGCTATTTTATCCAATTTGTCTGCAAGTTCAACCATTTCATTTGCCCGGTCAAGTGATTTTTTAGTATGATCGCTTTTACCGTTCTTATCCTCAAACAATTTAACATCAGTTTGAATATCGTAAATAAGGCTTTTTAAGCGCATCAAATTTATTGATGGGTATAATGTATCCTCCAACCATGCGAACGTTAAACCTACCTCGGCATTTAGGCTTTCAATCAAATTATTTACATCTGTGTTATATCTGCTCAAAATGGTTCCTCCTCTCCAAACTCTGTTGATAATGGTAAAGTAAAGTCTCTCGGCATAACTACGTTTTCACCTTTCTCATGTTCAAATGCAAAACGCTGATTTCCGTTTATTTCCTCATAGTATCGGTTACGCTTCCAATCAAAGAATAATGAAGTCGTTCCACGATTTGCAGACCCTTTTGGTTTAGCTTTCTCAATATTTACAATTACCTCATTATCTTTGTAAGCTACGCCATCCTGCCTAAGAAATATCGGAGGTCTCCAAATATTAATCCATCCCATAGCCTTACGAAATAATGATTGCCCTCCTGCTGCCTGTCTTGCGGTTGCCATTCCGTAGTATTTTTTCTTTGTGTCTTTATCCTCACTCATTTCTTGTACCGTTGGATGCAATGCTAAAATTACGTGCTTTTTATTTTTGCTTACAAACCGCCTCATATTTCCGATTAAATCCTCAATGTATAAATCCTGCCTTGTGCCGAATTTGCTCATGTCATGGGTAAGTTCGTTGTAAGGGTCGGCAAATATTAAATCATTCTTATCGCAAAGTCCGTAAATTTCATCAAGTGAGAATGATTTTTCGTTGCTATCAATTACATCAAAATATTCATCAATCCAATTTATGGCTGAGTAATATTCTTTATCCGTTACATGACCTGGCAAGGCTTTAAATATTTGCTTTCCGCATCGCTTATGAATTAACTCAGCATAAATTTGTTCCACGCTTCCAGTCTCCGGTGAATATATTAAACTTTTGCGGCCGTACTTCTCTGCCTGATTAAAAAGCAACTCAAAGCAAAATTCAGTTTTCCCGGAGTGAGGCGGACCAAGAACGAAAGTAAAGGAACCCGGCTTTATGGAATATAATTCATCAAGGCATTTAAACCCAGTATCGTTACCTCGCTGAATACCTTCAATCCTTAAGACTTCAAGTTCTTTCTCGATATGTGCAAATTTCTTTATCATAATGGAAAGTTACAATCAAGGTCATAACGTTTTCTAAATTCTGGATCAGTTTCGTATCGCATACGCATTGCGTCCCCAACGGGGTAAGCAAAAAGCGGATGTCCTTTCTTAACAAATACTTTAGTATTTGTTTCTATTTCTATTTGCTTCGGCTTTTGGCTTGCCGTTTTTTGTTTTTTGGCTTCAATTTGGCTTATAGTTTGGCTTCGTTTTGGCTTACTTCCGTTTTCGTAATTGCGCTTAATTATTAGTAAACGCTTATCGCAAGACGGTATTTTCCAAATTCCATTCTTATTTTCTCCTTTCAATTTTAGCACGTTTTTTATGTCCTCAATATTGCCGTTTGTGTATCGAGTTAAGGCTTCAAGAGAATATTTAATGCAATTATTTGTTTGGTATGCAAGATCAATTAAATCCCGGTATATGCCACGTTCTGCCGCAGTCATGAGCATTACATCCGGGTCGCTTGCAAAGTCTTTTGGATACCATGTATAACCTAATTTTGCCATGTTTTTAACTTTATTTAAAATGTATTAAGCCAACAAATTCAACTAACTTTTTTTAACAAAGAAAGTATTTCAATTTTATACTTATCTGGTAAGTCCTGTTTTCCGTTTAGCATCATGTTTAGATATTCCTTAGAAATACCTATTCGCTTTGCTATGCTTTTTTGGCTAAGGCCAGATGCCTTAACCTGATCTTTTATGTTTTCAACCATGCTGCAATATATTAATAAATATTAAGATTTCAAATAACTTTCCAACACTTTCTTCGCCTCATCGCACCCTTCGGCTATCTCGACTTTCCACCCAAGACCCCTCAAAAACTCATGAACCTGGTGTTGATTCTGTACGTGCTTTCCTTTAGATAGACTGCCATCCTTTAATATAGCCCCTGAGTTTTCACGTTTCATCTCGATCATCAGACCGCAGTAATTACCCCGATTTACCCATACAGACACATCAGGCCATCCAGAGAACGGGTCTAAAATGTCCATAGTATTTTGCAGTCCGTAAGACTTTTTGGTTCCTGCCTGCATATCTGACCTGAATCGGATTTCTGGATAGGTATGTTTAATCCACTTGCAAAACTCTAATTGATGCGATTGTTCTCTTTTAGCTTTCTGGTCCGCAAGTTCCTGTTCGGTTACTACCTTTGCGGTCTTGCCGGAGCGAAATTGGTTAAATGGGTCGTGTTTGTTGAAGGTCATAAAATTATATTGAAGTACATGAACAATTATAAGCTGGTAATGCTTCATCCAAATCAAATAATGATTTTTGAGATTGAGCGATTTTTAATAAATCTTTATATTTAATTCCTTGAATAAATGTTTCTCTTTTGCCTTCCTCTGCCTTTATCCATTTTTCTGCCAACTCAGGGTATAATTGTAAAATTTTTATAATATTGTCTTTGCCCTTTAAAAAGCATAAATCACAATTGCCTAAAATTGATGGAATTTCAAGTGTATATGGTCTTGTAAGCCAATACTGATTAACCATTTCTTTTGTAATTCCTTGTTCGTACAAAGGAAATTTAGTAACTACTCTTTTAAATTGCTCCTTATGCCTTAAAACTCTTTTGGGTTCATCTGATCTAAACCCAATGTAATTTTCATAAGTTCTTACTCCAATATTTCTTAAATACCTTTTAGCAGTCAAAACCTTTAATTCAATAGTGCAAAGTCTGTTCATCCTATTTGGCATATATGATTTAGCATTACCCATTGCTTCAAACCCGGTTAAATTTCCTGACTTTTTATTTGAGTATGTAGCTTTATGTACCTTAATCGCCTCGTATTTCTCAAACTCAGATATAAATTTATACGTTAAAGGATGCTCCCATCCGGTATCTGTAAACAAAACAATATCATCAGCAGTAGGCTTTAATAAAATAGTCATCAAAGCACTTGTTTTACCTCCTGAAAAATTTATAACTCGTTTCATTTCCTTTTATCTTGTGTAATCCATCCTTTTTTCATCTCCTCCACAAACTCCTCAATCCATTCCCTTTGCTCTGTGTAATTTTTCCAGAACCACCGTTCCCGATCTAATCGGTATTTTCGTAACCAATCAGGCTCCCTGTATGGTTTAGGTTTGGACTTGTAGGTTTGTAGCTTTCCAAGTTCCTGAGCGGAACCCTGCCCATCTGTTTTAATCCTGACTTTAGCCATTAGAATAGTTTAGTTTGTGCCTGATGCTGCCTTAACCGTTTCATAGCTGCATCGAAATAGTCTTTGTCAAGCTCACAAGCGGTTAAATCGAAGCCGTAATCATGGCAGGCGATAGCTATACTTCCAGAGCCTAAATGGGTGTCGAGTATCTTATCGCCTTGTTTGGCGTATAAATCTAAAAGTTTTTTATATAAATGAGATGGTTTTTGAGTAGGATGGAATCTTGGGTCTTTGTCTTTTGATAAATGATATTTATAACTTCTTAATGCTCTATCAAATGAAGTATATGCTAATTCTCCATCAGAAAAATCGCTATCCCCATTTTGTTTATCCCAATAAAACCAACCCATACTTGGTTTTTTAATTTTATCTATCATGTAATTAGCTCCCCAGATAATTTGATTCTTTGACACCCTAAATAGTTCATTAAAATAATCCTGTGGCGGTGTTTTATTATCCCAAGTTTTGCCATCTTTTTTATGGCTTTTCTTTTTTCGTAAAGAGTCCCCAAGATTCATTTTATTTACTTCTATCCCATAAGGCGGATCTACAATTGCCAGATCAAAGTACTTGTCAGGATAGCGAGCCATTAACTGCATGTTATCTTCGTTTGTGATTTCTATCATAATATCGATCTATATTCAATTTGTCTACCAGCTTTAATTGCATTTTGTATGCCGTATTCCATGCCAGACGAAATTCCTAAATCTGTATAAACAACCGTTTTCTCAGCTTTTTCGCCCCATAGCAACCCAGCCTCAATTCCTAACATTCGCTCTTCAGGAATATTATCATCAAGAACATGTTCCTGAGGGTATAGCAAATGGCTTGCATACGGGGCTTCTCCGCGTTTAAAACAGTCGTGCATACATTTACGCGCATAGGTTAAATTCTTTTCAATGTCGCCAACGTATGGCGATTCTAATAGTACTAATTCCATCATTTATAATACTCCGTTATCGCTTCAATTACATCCTCAATCCTATACTTTCTCAATGAGCGTTTTAGTATTATGGAGAGGATGATTTTTTGGTGTAAGTGGTTAAACATTTTTTCTAAACTTTTGCCCGTTTTTTATTTTAGGCAGTTTTTCTCTTTGATCAGGTGTTGCATGCCTATAAAACATCATTGATACATTTTTTGGGGTTCGGTCTAATATCCTTGCTAATTTACTGACTGGCATAGTACCGTAATTCTTTAATAGGTAAACTAAATCATCTTCATTCCATCCGTTTTTTCTATGCCTGACTTTGCAGTAGCTATTTGCCTGTGATGCTCTACGCTTAAAGAACCGTTGAGTTTGAACATCAAACCATGCAGGAGTTTCCTGAATGATAAAATTAGCAAGTCTATTTTTACCTCCTGCATTTTTTATGGATAGGTTTATATCTTCTAAAAGTGTCCTCATTAGTCAAGTTTTAACCCGGTAGTTAGCCGGGGGTGGGTTAGTTAATCAAAAGGGAACATCATCTGGCATAGATGCCGGAGTTTGTGACTTAACTGGTTGCTGACCTTGCTGCTTAAACTCTTTAGCATTGCCAAGTATCGCACCTTTTACGCCTGCATCTCTATCCTCTTTGGTTACGTCTTGCGTAATCATTCCATTGTTACCATACTGATCGGTTGCTTCATTATAAAGCAACGTACAATCTAAGTAAGTACCTTTTTCGCCTTTGAATAATCGAGCCTTGTCGATTTTTGTAACGTCTATTTTAAGACGTAGAATTTTGTCTGCCATGTGTTTATTTATTTATTAAAAGTGAATTAATATACTCTCTGCATTCCAAAACTCGCTCTTGTAGCTTTAAAATCGCCTCTGCATCATAATCGAAAGCAAATGTTTTGATACGGTCTTTTGCTGGAATCTCAATGAAATAGTCTGAAGTTGCCAAAGGACAGAACTCATTAAACGCTTCATCAAAACGTTCCTTAGTATAAACCATATTGCAAACCGTTTGATAAATCTTTTCGGGATATATTTCCCATTTAACAGCTTGCTGAATTAAATCCATATCAGCATCAATCAGCGTATAGGCTAATATGGCTTTACGGCATCCGGTCAACTCCATGTAGACTTGCAACTGCCACCAATAATCCTTGTTCGGTATCTCGGTTTCAAACATCGGGAACGTGCTTAAATCCCAGCTACACTTATTATCATAAACGATTCCGTTATGAATTAAATCCGGAGTTCCGCAAAAATGCTTTGATTGGAAGTAAGATTGATTTTTATAAACCATACCTAAGTCAAGTTCCAAAGCCATCAGGGTGAACCCATCTTCTTCATTACGGTTGCCCTTGTCAATGTACTTTGACTTAATATCTTTGCGCCTTTTGTATAGTTGCTCTTTAAGCCATTCTTTGCAGTAGGTTTTGCCTGTTTCGCCAAGTCCTTTAATGCCTGCAATCTTGCCAGCACCTGATGCCCTTATTTTGAAAGTTGATTCCATTTTAATTCGTATTGGTTTTTAAGGTTTTGAGTTACGTGAAATGACAATGATTCAAGAGTAGCCAAGTCTTTGGCCTTTTCAATCAGCTTCGCAAGCCGTTCCTCTTCTTTGGTTTTTGCAACCTCAATAAGTTTCTTATCCATTGAGTACTGCAAAGTATCTTTTCGGTTTAGATCGCTTCCGAATGTAGTACCAAAATGATCGCAGGCATCCTTTAACGCCCTCGTTTTAGCGATCGGGAAAGCCATGCCTAAGGCACCATTATTGATATTGGCAAGATCAGCTGGGCTACTGCCAGCCTTAACCTGTAAAGCCTCAGCACCTATGCCATCATGAAACTCCCATTGTCCTGTAATCGGATGCAAGTAATGAACCCTTACAACACAATAAACCCCATTGAATGAAGTACCCTCTCTTAGTACCTCAATCCGATAACTCTTAAAAATTCGCTTTAACAGAAACTCGATTTTGTCAATCGGGATGTATCTGTAATTTGAAATGTACGGATGCTTTTTTATCCATGCTTCAGGCGGCTGCTGATTCAGGATAACTGTCAACTGTTCAGCTTTTAAAACCTCTTCCGGTTCCGTGTAAAGTTCCTGGACTGTTGGCAGTTTGATTTGGTGTAGTTCTATTTCTGTACTCATAAAACAAGAAAACCGTAAGCCTTTGGGCGTCCACTCCCTCCGGCAATACGGTCAATTTTTTTTAGGTTTAACATTGTGGACGTTTAAATGTTTAATATTCTAATCTACAAAATCCTCACGAAACCTGCAAATAAAATCTGACAAATATCTCGCAAAGAAATACCGTTACAATAATTATACAAGCAAGCATAATGAGCCAAAAAGTGCGGTTGGATTCAGATTTTGGGTCTTCGTGGAAGTGCATCATAACAGTTCTGGATTTTGGTGAACATTTCCGATAATTTCAACATCTGTTTCTTTTCTCGCACCCAAACTCACAATTTCTAAATCTTTATGTTTTAATACCCATCCACCAACATAAGCATTGATAAATATTACTTCAAAGAATCCTTTATTATTATTGCAAACTTTAACAATACCCCCCTCATAAATCTCTACCCCGTTCTTGTCTTTTAGTCCTGTGTATTGGCCGACTGTTTCAGGGGTTACAGGAAATGAAACCCCGCTTTTAGAATCTATTATAAACCATGAATCAGCTATTAAGTGTTTATAGCAATATCCATAAATCCATGTATTTGTATCAATTCTAAGTCCTCTAAACTTTATCTCTCTGCTCATTTCGCAACCCTCCCTAATTTCTTACTTGTCATTTCAATAATTACAGTCGCTTGCTCAACTAAAGTCTTTTGCTTTTTGAAAGTGTTCTTTGCAGGGATTCTACGTTTAGCCTCTGCCAGTACAAGCGGATCATTTGACTGCAATAATTCATATCGTTCACGGCCATTGTTATAGGTCAGTACTTCCCCATTAGGGTATGATGTTCTGCTTACCATTAGCTTTTCTTTAGGCCATGTAGTATCTACTGTTATGGCTTTGCGTGGTTGTGTTTTCATCTTATAAAGTTTAGGTACGTTTAAAAAACGTTGTTCGTCTATGGTGGGCATGGTTATTTATGATTTGCAATTAATAAATAACCTCCATTTTTAGCTTTCTTTATTTCCCATTCAAATAAATCGCTTAGCCATAGAACATTTGAATTGTAATCATCTGATCCTAATAATCTATTTTCAATGGCTCTATCCCCACTAATTTTTATACTTACACCATTTGGAAATATTGGCAGCTCTTTTTCAAAACATTCTGGGAACAAAGTCTTTAATGTTTCTTTTGCCTGTGAGCATTTTTCGGCTGCTTCAAGTACCTTTTCTTTTGTGACTTCGAGTTTCATAATCTTAATTCAATTTACTTGTAAAAAATTCCTGTTCATATTTCGGCAGGTTTTCAAATTCTGCCTGTGTGATAATTTGACCTTCTGAATAATGGCTACCACTATCGGAGGTGAAGGCGAAGGAGGCGAGGTAGGTGATCATAAATTTGACAAATTATAACTTGAAATATTTTTAACCTTCAATATCTTTTCGCCATTGTAGCATTTTTGAAAAATATCTCTCGCTTGCTTTTCGCTTCTTGCGTAGACTATTGAGCCGTGATGCTCACCTGTTACTGCATATACTTTCTCTTTCATACTTTCTGAGTTTTAACTATCCCTTCATTCGGATAATGATTTGAAAATTTCGCTTAGCTGCTGATTTGCTTCTTGCGTAGGTTATTAACTTGTTTTGAGTGCCGGAGATGATTAAGGTGGTCATTTATCTAAAGTTTTAAAAGTTTCGCATATACACCGATTTATAGTTGTATATGCGAAATAAAGTATCGGTTAGCGGTGAGTTACCTGCAAGTGCTAATGTTGAGCTTCTATTGAACATTACGTTAGAAATTTAAAATAAAAGCCCCACCGAGCCTGTGATTACATTCCGCCTGATGATGGCTTGTCTGGGTATGTGCTAATATTTGCATCATACCATAAACTGGTTACAACGTAACCATCAACTAATGCTTTTTGAGCATACTTCATTTCTTCCATCATTAGTTTTTGGCTTGTTTCACCTGTTGGCTCTGTGCCTTTCATGTGGCGTTCGTGCCTTCTAATGGCTATTCCAAGCCACTTTTTTGCTTCTGTTACATTTTCCATTTTATTGTTTTGTGGGTTTTACGAAGCCCGCCCAAGGCTTTTATTTTAAATTTCTTTAGGGTTCCAATTAAGCATCCTGCTGAATAAACCGCCCAGCAGGTAACATGGTATTTGCGTCATTGTCCTTTAACATTTGCGCCTTGATTTAAGTGTCTGCCTGGGCAACGAACGCAAATACCAGTCCGTTACCCAAACCTTTTAATATACTCCTTAACCGCTTGTGTGAAGTCGGAGAAGGTGGGGTAATTAGGTGAAAATATTGATCTAAATAACCCAAATACGCCAACATAATCAGATCTAACAACTATCCTTAAATCCTCGCCTGTCCTCTCCCTCGCATCCATTACAATGTCTACGAGTTCGTGTAGTTCGGGGCGGGTCATGGCTCGATAATTGGTTTACTGTTCTTGTTAAAATTAGAAATATACCTTTGACAGTCTTGCAGATAATCAATAAGCGATTCTAATTCTTTCTCATCTAAACTGCCATCAAATTGAGATTCCTTATCCATCATGCAAATTCCTAAGCATAATATATCTCTGGCAGGATTTAACTCATTCGTTTCAGCAACCGAAAATTCAATGTCAGGATATGTTCCGTCTGATTTTGCCAATTCTACTCTATATATGTGATTTTTCATCCTATTTACTATTTACGTTTAACAATTCATTAGCTGATTCAAGAAGCGTTTTCCAATGTTTGGCTTCATCATGTTTATTCACCATTTCAAGTATCTCGATTTGGGATTCTATCTTAGTGATAAACACTTTCGCATCATAGACGTTTACCGGAATTGTTCTGGTAAAGTCGGTTTGGGGGAGTTCTATGCTCATGATTCTGATTGGTTAAAAAAATCTGTTTCGTTTGATGCTTCATGTCTAAGGTCGTTTATCATTTGCCTTTCTAAAATACTTAGCGACTCATAAAAATCAAGTATTTCAATTTGTCTTGCTTCCGATAAGTTAGACTTAAAGAAAAATAGTCCGCTTCCGTTTATTCGTTCCTGATTGCCCATAATTACGCCTGTTCAAATGCCTTATTATAATCACCGTAGAAAGCGGCTTCTACGTATTCCTTACCTGTTAGCTCTTCGAGTACCATATCTTCAGGGTTTCCGCTTGAAGTCATACAGTCCCATTTTTCACCATCGTAATGATCCTCGATAAGTTCGCTTGCATCATCACAGATTGAAGTTTCATCATCAATCATTATAGCATCCAGATCACGGTCATAGTAGCATGATGGATATTTGCGTTTGAGTTCGATTAGGTTCATTTGAATATAAGATAAAGGGTTAAACATGGAATCCAGATTGGAGCCGATATGTAAATAAATACTATACCTACTATAAACATTGCATATAGAGATACAAATATTCCAGATATTAATAGGAATACAATCTCAAATAAATCAATCAGCTTGCTCATAAGTTCTGAGTTGCTGAGTAAATGGCATAGCCAATAATAGATAATACTGTGACCGCTAAAGTCCACTTAAGCCAGTCAATTTGTTGGAGGGTGTTAGATAAGTGTTTCATAATTTCTTTGTGTTTGTATAGAACAAAGGTAAACAAACAAACATATACAATGCAAATTTATTTTAACTTTTTCTTGTAACAGTTACGTTACCATTTTCGAGCTTGGTTTTAAACTCCCCGATGCCTTTACGTTTAAGCCTTGTATTAATAGCAAGAATACTATCATAGTTTTTAAGATCAAAGATAAGCGACTGGCCTATCGTAAGATTTTTTAGTGTTGCGGTTATCTTCATGTGAGCAAAGCTATAAATATTTAGGTAAATAAACAAATAAATTTATTTTACATTTTTATTTGCAATTATAAATTGTTTGTTTACCTTTGGATTATCAAAGTAGTTATATACAACAATCAATCAGCACTATGAAAAAAATCTAATTAAATAGTAGCCTACAATCAAGGATTTGAAGCTACGAAAAACAGAAACGTATACACAGGCATATAGTCGGTGTTATTGGGGAATTAGCTCAGTTGGTAGAGCGCCTGCGCCGTATGGTACAGGAAGGTCACTTGTTCGATTCAAGTATTCTCCACCACCCACTCCAACAATAGTGGATTAAAACAAAGGAAATGGAAATACTAAGCGATAAGATTGTAACTACACGAAAAAGGCACTTATGTAATGCTTGTCATAGGGTATTTGATAAGGGTACGGCAATGCGGTCACAGGTAAACACCTATGATGGAATTGCCACATGGAGAGAGTGCCCAACTTGTACTGAATTGCTCGATAAACATAGAGAGCATTTTGCAGACGAGTACAATGTTTGCGAAGAAGGATGCGTAAACAATTGTCGTGACTATAACGAAACGCCTGAACAGTTGTTAGAACGACTTAATAACCCCCTAACCTAAATAGAAAGAAATGAAAGCTAAAGAAATTGAAAGACAATCTAAGGACATAAAGGAAATTTATGAGCAAATCGAAAGAGATAATAGCTCAGGATGGTTTAAATCATTCTTTCCTCATTTTGTAAATATTTCCAATGAGACAAAGATTCAACTAATTCAAGATGGATTTAAGGTGTATGAAGGTGAATGGCTTCGTGGAGATTACGGATTAATAATTGAGTGGTAACCCTCCCTACTAATGGGATAAATGAAAGGATATGAAAAGAGAAATAAAGTTTAGAGCGTGGTATAGTAAAGATTCACAAATGTTAAGTTGGTTTGATTTAACTCAATCGGCTTGGAATACATTTCGTGGCGATACTAAATTAAGTTTAATTTATGATGTATTAGTTGCTCGTAAGGATGATTTTAACGTCATGCAATACACAGGACTTAAAGACAAGAACGGAGTAGAGATTTATGAGGGGGATATATTAGAAGGTCATTCAGATGGAAACGGTGTAGTCACATGGAGTGATTATGATGGGGGATATGACTATCAATTTAAAGATGGTGAAATCGTTGGGATATCAGAAGTAAAAAGACATTGCTTTGTCATCGGCAACATTCACCAAAATCCAGAACTGTTATGAAAGAAATCCAAACAAACGGCATCACGATACTTCTTGTTGAAGTGCCAGAGGATGCGAAAGCATGGAGTATAAAGCATCACATGGATGGAACATTAAGAAGCCTTAGAATATCGGATGATGAAGCTAATTATGAGTTATGTGTACTTCCACAAGGTCAATACCAAATCCTCGGCAAGTCCACAGAATTGAGTGAGGAACAGATGAAGGAGATATGTGAATTTGTACCACATAAGTTTATCACAAGTAGGAATTGGAGCGGGCTGTATAAAGATTACCGAACAGGTGAATATTACATATACAGTATAGATACCGCCTACCTCTCCCTGCTTGAAGCTAATGGGATTTGTGATAGATTCTTAATATCTGAACCGCCTGAAAATATAGGCAATAATATTGCAGAATGGGAAGAAGAATATCAAAAAGAAAAATCAAAAGTTAAACATTACTTAGTACTTAAAAGGATATGACACAAACACCAAAACAAAAGGCAAAAGAACTATTATATAGAATCATGCCATTATCAAACCCATTAAATGATGGGAATTATAAAGACAATATGAATAGGTCTATTCACGCCAAAGAAATTTGTCACATAATTTGTGATGAAATCATTGAGGAAGAAAGAGAATACTGCGACAATAATTACCATCAGGATAGAATGTTGTTCTGGCAAGAAGTTAAACAAGAAATCGAAAGGATATGACAAAGGAAGAAATAGAAAAGTTGCAAAAACGATGTGAAGCATACAGGCAAGAACTGTTTAAAGCAAAAGAGGAATTAGCCTTGTTAAAGGGTGAAGATATTTTATTCAATGGTAAAATTGTAAAATCCGAAAACGAAAGGCTGAAAGCTGAACTGTTAGGAAATCCCGAACAGTTGAAAGCGGAGAGGGATAGTAAGACAACCGAATATAAACTACTGGCCGGAGAGGCTTGTTTTGAAACGCTTGGTAAAGTCAATGATGCGTGGCCTGATGTTTCTGATAAAGCGGAGATGGAGTGGATAAGTGAAATGACAAAGGCTTTGTTTTGGAGTAAGTATGGATATTCAGAAGGTTGTTGGTTATGGAACGGAAGTAGAAATAAAGATGGATATGGCACATTTAGGATTAATGGCAAAGCAGTATTATCTCACAGAATCGCATACTCAATTATATCTGGGATTCCACTTAATGAAATAAATCAAGTATGCCACCATTGCGATACTCCTTCTTGTGGAAATCCAAAGCATTTATTTCATTCCGACCATATAGGTAATATGCTTGATAAGCAAATTAAATTTAGAGGGGGAGGTAAATTAAGTCAATCTAAATACATGGGTGTTTGTTGGAGAAAAGATTGTAATAAATGGAGGGCAATAATTAGGCATAATAATAAATACAAAAGTCTTGGAAGTTTTGATACTGAGAAGGAAGCAGCTATTGCCTACGATAAATCATTTATTGAAATCTTCAAAGTAGATAAATCATACAATAAATTAAACTTTCCAGAATTACCAAAACCCCCTAAACAATAATTATGAAAGCGGAAAAAGTACTAAGAAATCACATCCCATCTCCTAAAAATGAAGGTGAAAAAAATGATGATATAAATATTATTAAAGCTATGCAAGATTACGCCCGAATCCAGATTGAGAAGGATAGGAAAGCGGTTATCGAAAACGCTCCTCTTCATAAAAGGCTTGATATAATATATGCTCAACACAACACACCCATAAACTTAGATTAACATGAAAGCGGAACAAGGCGGATGTCCATCAAATGACTTTGAGCAAGGAGAACCAAACGGTAAATGTTTTGGTGATGGACATTATAGATGTAAGGAATGTATTCATTACAGATCAGATTTTAAGAAAGGTGGTCAGGACTTTATAGATTTTGTAAACACTTATCAAAATGGAATAACAATGACATTTGAACTTTTAGAACTATTAAATCCTCAAACTGTCTAACCCGCTCCCTCCATCATTGGGATAAGTACGGAGGAATTATCATGTACGGTAATACCCACGCCAAAATTATAGGGGGGAATCGTTATTATTTTGACAATTTTAATATTGGGGATGCTTTCGATATTAAAGAATACGGAATTGAATACTTCCTGTCATCTCATTCAGACTTCCTGAATGATCAGGAAATTAAAATATTGACTAAATACTTTGAAAATAAGGCCAGAGGATAGAGTATTGGTTAAATTAGGGTATAAAATTATATTGTAAGAAAATGAATAAAATGAAATTACTCTCATACAAATTTAAATTAGTTGTCCCGTTTGGCAATGGTGAACACAGAACCGTGTACGAGTTAACAATATTAAAAAGTCGTTTATTTGGCTTAATAAAAAAGCGTGTAGTTATAGATTATAATATATCAATGTTTGAAGACATACAAGATTATAAATTACATTGGAATAATCTTATTAAAACGGGTCAGCGCATAGAGATTTGAAACTAATAACGGCACTATTGCCACAAGATAATTTATTTAAGGAGGATTGAAAGATGAAAAAACCTAAATTTTACTTTGATGAAGTCGATGCTGAAATGGCTTATACTTTAGATTACCATTTAGATAATGCAAAAATGGATAAACTTTCAGAAATAGAATTATTTGAGGCAATACCTAATAAAGACCCTGAATATTTCTACTGTAAAGCTATTCAAGAATGTGGAATAAAAGGAGATTGTGGTAAGCATTGTGATGAGTATGAGCCGCGAAATAAAATATCGGGAATTTGTAAGCATAAAGGGGAGTGCTATACTCCCGGAGATAAGTTTACATTTAAGGTTCTCTAACACCCCCCCCCCATGCAACAACTAACCACCTTCATATTCATAACCCTAACGATATACTTTACGTTGTGGTCGTTTAATAAAGTGATTCAAATAATGGTTAAATTTATAAAAAGGAAGAAATGAAAAAACTACTAACAATCGCCTTAATCCTTTATAGCATTGGAGTAATGGGGCAGATAACCCGGGAAGAAACTACATTTGGCGGATTCGTACAATGGGCTCCAAATTCTTTGATTGGTTCTGCAAATACAATCGTAAAGTCAAAATCAGATACTACGGTATTGAACAGAGGCAACGAAAGCCATACCCATGAATGGGCTTATAAAAAGAAAGTTATCAGCAATATATCATGTGCTGTTTATCACGGTGAAACAGGATGCCCTAATGACTGGCCAAATGATTTTAGAATATGTTCAGGATGCTTAAGACATGAGAATATCCGAACAAGTTATTATTCAGTTGAAGTGCCTGATAAATATGAAGGGGCTGTAAAAAAGATTAACCCATGACAGCAATAATCTGCCTCATAATAGCCTGTATTATTGTAGTAATTTTAGACTGGCAGGTAAGTCAGGAATTGAAAGAAAAGTAGTATATTAGTAATAATATTTGTGCCGGAAGCGACCAGTATTACACTTTAAATATGAAGGGTAACAAATACAGTGGAGGTACTAATGGCTATGACGATTAACTTTTCACCCTTTCGTTAATTATCAGCTAACAGTTGCAGCACATTTAAATCAGCCATTCCCCGGAGTGGCTTTTTTATTTCCTATCCCTAAAGTACAGAAATATCAAACCGGCTGCAAAAGCAAAGCCCATCAGATAATATGTAATTATCCACCATTCCATATCATATCTTATTAGTGTCTTTAACTGCTGCTTTAGCTACTATGCTTCCGATAGCACCTACCCAAACTAAATGCCCGGCAATAGTCTTTACAAATTCAGGCACGTTCATAGAATCTGGTAACGCTTGAATACCTACACCGATTGCGCTTAATGAAGCACAAAAATAAATCATCTTCCAAAAATAGGATGGAGTTTCGAGCCTTAATCTTCTGATTGTTTCTTTTAAAAAGTTCATAGTTTTATAGTTTTATAGTTTTAAGTGCAAAAAACCGCTGATTTAAATAATTGCATTGGGAACTTAATTCCAGGATCTACTTTTCGCCCGGGTGCAATATCTGAATGTCCTAAAATATCCTTTAAGCAATACCGAGTAACTAACAACCTTGATATGCCTTTTGCAATATCAAGCTGAATTTCCGTATAATCTTCTTTACTATCATTCTGTAATTCAATCCCGATAGAATATGAGTTTAATCCTGTTAATCCGTTCCATGCGCTTGCGCCAGCGTGCCAAGCCTTAACATTGAATGGCACAAGTTGAACTACTTTCCCATCCCTTGCAATATGTAAATGAGCAGATACTTTAGCATCTTTAGATAACATCCAATTAATAGCCGAATTTGCCGTCTTTGCTGCTGTGTAATGAATGATAAGATATTCAGGCATAATTATGCCGCCATGATTAGGCGAAGGCCTGTAATCAACTGATTTACTGTTAATGAATAATATATGGTTGCGTATTTCGATCATAAAAAAGCCATTCCCAAATTAATGAAAACGGCTTCTTCGCTCTAGTGGCTTAGATTAGAATACTTGCCAGTTATTTAGAAATGCTTTTAAAGACGAATAAGGACAGTAACTACCAGATCTTATACTTATTATTGCTCCGTTAAATTGTTCCTTTACAACCTCCTGAATAAAAATAAAATCTTCTCCATTGTCGCTTTCTGTTCTAAACCTTAACCTGTAATTCTTCCCGTTTTCATAGCCCAAACTTCCGTTTGCGCCTTTGAACTTAGCTTTAATTAACATTCGCTTCGTTTTAAGTTATTGCAATATTGCAGTGCTAATATAATAATAATTATTTTATCTTATCCTTTAAAAGCGTAACAGCCTCGGTTAATCTCTCAATACTATTATCAAGTCTATCAATCTTCGGCATTACACGTTCATCAATCTGATGGTTTGCACGTTCATCCATCATCTTTTCCTGAATACGAATCTTATAATCAAAATATCTGTCAATTGCTTTATTTACACCGAATCCAGTAGTTATACCGGCGGTAACCCATGCAACAACCCATTTAATAAGAAAGTAGAGATCGTTGCTATTTTCCATTGAATATCTTATGTTTTTTAACATTCTTTAAAACTAAAATCAACAATGCAATCGTGATACCATTAAATAAAATTAAAGTTAGTTGTGTTGACATAACTAAGATAGAAAGTTTATGCAAGGTATTCAAAACTGTGATAAAAATGATGCTGAAAATACCTGTTAATAAAATCTCTTTCTCTATCTGTGAACGATAAGTCAAGGCCATTAAACTATTTGACACAAAGTAAAGTCCAAAGGTCAGCCATTTAAAGGCATCAATCTTGCGAATAAAATGCCTCATTTCTGCTTCATCTGGAATAAAAGCCGTGTAAGCGTTCCATAGCAATAAGCTATAAACACCTAAGTAAGCTATTATGCAAATGATTGCAATGTGAATCCTTTTTACGTCCACGGAATCCAATTACATTGTGAATCATACTCTCCGGCCTCCCCGTAGTGAGGGTCTGTAATAGCGTTTTTATTGCAGCCTCTTAAAGCAACACTCTGTTTTCCTGATTCACATTCTCTGAATACTGATAGTATTGCTTCACGGTTCTTATGAATGACATTCACAAGCCCTTCAAATCCCCCATTTGGTATTCTGTAAAGTAACTTCTTTAATATGATTTTGTCGTTACCTGAAACTCTTAAAAGCTGCAACGCATAAGACCTGTTATCCCATAGTACATTTAGTACAGGCTTTAGCTTAGGTGAAATGGCTAATAGCTTTTCGTTAAATTCTTCCTGTGTCATAACTTCATTTTGTTTATAATGTCAATTACTTTTTGTGCTTTATCAGCCCCTAATATAAGCGTCAATAGAACGATTAACACCGCATCTGCATTATTGTATAGCCATGTCTTAATAACGCCTCCTAAGAACTTCCATACCCATCCTTTAGGTGGCTGTGCTTTGGTTTCAATTTCGATGTTAAATTCCTGTTGTGTCATGGGTTATTTGTTTTTGGTTTATCAGTGGGTTGAACGATTTGAGCTGACTTCTGTAAAAATTCGAGCAATTCCTTACTTACTTTTTTACTATCAACATTCTGGTCAATTGCCATCAATAGCCCTCTGAACTGGTTAATGTTCATTTGAACGCTGATTGTTGTGTCCTGTTTTGCAGGAGCATCTTTTGGTTTATCCTGAGCAAGTGCAATGATTGCGATCAGGCAGACAAATAATGTTAAGATTGTTTTTTTCATGTTTATTTTGATTTTAAGATTGCTATTTCTGCTTCCAAAGCTTCAATGCGTTTCATGCTTTCCTGAACTACTATATTTACACCGTACTGCAATTGTTGTTCATAGACCGACTTGTAATTTGAACCATCTGAAGCCTTACCAAATGAGCCTGAATTGCTCACCCATTCAGGGTAAATATTTTCGACCTGTTGAGCCATTACCCCAAGCAACTTTCTTTTGTCTTTTTGGTCTTTGTATTTGTAACTGTCAAACTCAATTGCTTTGATTATATCCCAATATGAACCTGCTTTGACTATGTTTTTCTTTACTCTTTCATCTGAAAGGTTTACGTTGTTGGCTGAATAGTTGGCTATACCTCCGTTGGAATACAAAGAGAACCTTACAGCACTAGCATCGGCAGCATACAAAAAGATATTCGATGTACTATTTGGTGTCGCTGACGTATATTCAATAGTTAAACCCTGTGGATTTGCATTCTTATTAGAAGTTCTTGTTATCCAGTCTGCGGCATCACCCCTAAACTCGTGATAAAGACCAGATGCAGTAAAATACGTTCCATCATTTGAAGCCTTGAAAAAACCTCCTGATGTGAAAGTTCCTACCTCTTGTGAAGATGTACCTCCAACCCCTGTGAAAAAACGTATACCGCCTGACACACCAGACGAACCAAACCCAAATATTCTTGTTGTCCCTGAACTAAAGTCCATAACTGCTGTTGATGTTCTATTTGAAGGAAGTGTGCCCGTAACCTCTAAGCTTCCACCAAATAAACCTGCTCCCGTCCACGTATTGTTTCCGCTTGCGTCAATGGTGTATCTTGTAATATTATTAGTACCAAACTCCATAGCATCATTTTCAGCATTGATAATTCTAAATATATCTGTTGATGATGTTGAAAATCCAATTAAACCTTTAAGAGTACTACCATTTGACCGATAGAATGAAAAATAGTTATCACCTGTTGCGTCTGCTGCTATTGATTTAATGGCTTGCCCACTTGATGAGGTAATAGTTAAAGGAAGTGAGGCACTAAACGTAGCACTTGTTCCTGTTAATGCGCCTGATAGAGTTGTTGCTCCTGTACTTCTATTCACACTTATTGAATAATCTTGAAATACTCCTGCATCGTTATATCTTGCTAATTGCCAATTAGCCGAAGCATCACCTGATGCTTGCATAATCCATTTAGTAGAAGAAGCCGCTTGAAAAAATATAGCTGGATTAGACGCAGGATTTAATCCTAAATTATGCTGAATTGTTAACGCGTCTGTAAATGTTTTATTCCCTGCAATACTCTGATTGGTCGTAGTCAGCACTACCCCACTCAATCCTGAACCGCTTCCTGTGGGGGTGAGGTAATCTGTTCCTGCTGTTGCGTTGCTCAATAGTCCCGATGTTGATTTAACTAATCCGTTGGTCAATGATGTTACCGTAAAACCATTATTTGCAGTTGATGCGCTAAATATACTTTGTGCCGTTCCCTCATTGTATAAATTAAAGCCTCCCGATGATGTTTGCCCTAATGAAAATTGATTAGCCCCTTCTAAAGAATAGTCTGTTCGTGCTTCTGGCGCACCTGACCTTCCGTTCATGACAATCTTAGACACCTCACCGCTTGTCATAATCTTAACTGATGAATTAGATGAGTGTTTAAATGTCTTATCGCCCCTAATCGTATCAGCCCCCGTAGTCAGCACACCTCCTGTCGTTGCCGTTACTTTGTGAAGTCGGTAATTCCCTGCTGAATAAGATAGCCCGTTTGCAGTACCTCCAAGGCTGATTGACGATGTGCCGAGAGCGGCAGCAACATCTGGACTCGCATACCATTTATTTGTCGCTGCATGGTATTTTAGGATATATCCATTAACTAATGCGCCTGTGACCCTTGTAAGAGTATCCAGTCCCAACGACCCAAACGAACCCTGAATCGTGCCCGTAGCCGATGTCTTTTGAATCGTGCCGCTAGTTTGTGCATTAACCCATAAAGGGAGTAGTAGAATGATGTATAATAGCTTTTTCATATAAATGTTACTGTTATGGCTTCGTCTGGTATTCCGCCTGTTATTTTCTTAGTTGTATTATTGTAGAAATACGGGGCAGTATTTCCTGATGAATCGTATATAGTTACGCATGGGAATTCTCTGATACTGTCAGCCGTGAAATCGTATTCACCTGATGAGTCAAGCGCAACAGAAAATGTACGACCAATTCCACCGCTTGCCAAATATGACTTATAAACCAAATCATAATCATCATCCAATGGGAATCCGCTTGTATATCGCAACTTAGCATTTACAGAAATAAAATCATCTCCGCTTATCGGTTGTGGCGCAGGCGATTGTATGCCTTCGACCTGAATATTTCTGACTTTTATATCCTGTGCCATTATGCTGCGATTTTCTTAACTTTTACTGTTACTGCATATTCCTGCATATTATTGTGAGCCTGTCCGCCTCCGGGGAATGGTATATTAGCAGTCCTATTTGACCCCGGATAGTTCCTCATAGTTTCCTGAGAACCTGAACCGTTCCGATTAACGCCATCGTAATTAAAAGGTATATTAAATGCAGGGAGTTGAGATTGCAATAAAGTTACCTCATTTTCACCGCCAAATCCATCTGTTAAACTTGCAGGTGTTGCCTGTAAATAGAACGGTGAAAGCGGATCATTTACCCAACCTACTGAAACCTTTCCGCCTCTGTCAGTAGTTCCGTTCCTGCCATCCATTATTGCCCATCCTTCCCAGCCTCCGCCAACTTTGCCAAGTCCTGTAACAATATCAAAAGCAGCTAAAAATTCTCCCGGATCAGTTTCCTCAAACTCAATTACTGCATTTTTACCTAATGTTGGTGCTGGTGCTGGCAATGGTTGTGCCGGGACTGCATCATATTGTAAGTAATCAATTAATATATCTGCATCCGTTCCAGTTAATCCTGTGATATAAACCGTTGTGGCTGCATTGAATAGTTTTTTAATATTTGCCGTTAAATCAACTCCTGCGCCTGACCCGGTAGGTACTTCAAACTGCCCAATTTCTGTTCCTCCATCTGTTGTACCTACATTCATAGTAAAAGCACCCCCGTAATTCAATACAGAAATATGCTTTAATAGGGAATATTTACTAAATATCCCTGCCACCTCAATATCGGCAGCATTGTCAAAGTAATTTTTTACTAATTCCACGATAGTATAACCCTCCGGCGGATTGTCTCCTGTTTTAATCCTTTGTAAAAATACATTTTCTACTGGCATTATTTCAATCGACATCCCAGAGAAAGGATATTCGACCTGTCTAACTTGTTCCCATTTTTCGCCCTCTACTTTTTCAAAATCTACGTCATCAATATTTTTTTGATCTACGGACATTATCCTATTCACCTTATCAAGTACCCAATCAGGCAATCCCGGAGCATTACCTATATATAATTTCCATGACCTGTAAGGGACTGAATTTAATAAAGTTACGTTTCGCTTCTGATCGTTATAAATTACATCGTCTGAAACTGGGGTAAATTCTTTAATCGTGCCTTCAACTCTAAAATCAAACTCAATATCAGTATCAAAAATAATCGAATAATTGTTTTCGCTATTTGTGTACTTAAATAGCATCGTGCCGGGATGATCTGCCTGAACATCAAAAGGCTCTGAAAATAACGTAACCGGGTCAGTTGAAATGCTTGAATAAGTCAATTCTGCATAATATTGACCGTCTGTCAAAAGCGAAAAATCAAATAAAACCTCATAGCATTTAAAAGTTTGACCGATTAAATTTATAGGAATTTCAGCTACATTTAAAGATAATACTATCTCGTTGGTATTGTAATCTCGAATATCAATCGTAATATCTGGAAAGTCTGAAAGAATCTGAAGTTTAGTCGAATCAGTATTTTTCCACTTTTGAAAGTAGCATTTATTTTCCTGATTGATTAAAAACAAGTCGCTTTCACCCTCTGGAATGAACCGGATAGGATTTGCAGGAGCGATTTGAAATATTGGATCCATTTTATAAAAGTAATAAATTTATCTTATCAAATTACCTAACTGATTGAAAGGTGTTAAAAGTAGCTTTAATTCCCTTTGCCTGTTCTTTGAAACATCAACTGAAACATCAATCATAAATCCATCCTGAGTACTGTCATTAAATGTAGAACGAATATACCCAGTCGGGTAATTATCTACTAAAGACATTGCATTTTTAGGCAATTTAGTGACTATTGTAATCAGATAAGGGATAAATATTATATCTGGCAAAGTTCCGATACTTATACTTACGTTTTCTGTTACCCTTACCCCATCTAATCCTACGACACTCAGTTTGCTATTTTTTAGCGCACTTTCAAAGTTGATAAAGAACTGATCGTAATTGTAAAGCATTGACCTTAAAAAGTCGCCATGTCGTAATAAATTCCGCTTTGGTGAAATATCCCAATTGTAGAAAGTTTCCGCTGCAAGTACGCCACTTAATGAAACATAACCTTCTGATCGTTCCGGTCTGTAATACGGGTCGCCGCTTATACTTTCCGGGTCTGCTTTGATTTTGATAAAAAAAGCATCGTTATCATTGTTGGTATTCGGGCTTCCTAATGGTGTTATTCGAGTGTCTTCAATGCCGTAACAATCGCCACGAATAATTGATGTTAAATCTAATTCCTTTTGAACCCTGATAATCGGGTCACTCCAAAACTGGGTGCTATTTACCTCATCATTATTATCTACAATAGTTGAAAATTTCGGGTCTGGATAACCAACCTTAATTGAATTGTAAATATAAGGCTCGTATAATTCAAGATTGAACTCTTTATTTTCACCAACATCAGCAGCCTTTAAAGTTGATTGAAACCAAAAAGACTTTTTTTCAAGTACTGCCTTGCCCTGAATTATCCCAAATCCAACATTTAAAACTGCATTTATCGAGGTGAAAAAATCCCTAAACGAAAGAATCAATACCGGGTTATCCTGTCTACGGATTGCCTGCCCTGAAGTTATTGTAAGTTGTTCCCATTCCTGAAGTAAAAAAGATTGAATTGAAACAGGAACGTTTTCATTCATTTTGTTCAACAATTGTTGAAATACATAAATCGGTCTTAATGCTTTGCAAAAAGTTGCAGGCGTTTCTGTAAAATATGTTGATAGAAATTCACCTTCAGATATAAACTTAGCACCTAAATATTCAATGCCTATAAAGAATAATCTATCGCCTGTTACAACTTGAATATCAACATCATAGGTTATATCAAAGTCGCCAGTATCTACGCTTAAAACCTGTAAAATATCACCGTCTTGATTGATAATCTGTATTCCTAAATTACCTCCGATTAAATTACCTTTAATATTAATGTTTCCGTCTGAAAGTGCTTTAAAAAACCAATTAGGATTTTCTGTCATATCCGGCAAAGGAACTCCGAGACTTTCATACTCAACTGATTTTGATGAAAATTCAAGTCCTTGTACTTCATTGATTATTAAATCAACTGGCAATAATACCCGATTTAATGATGTGCCTGTAAATCCGCCCTGTTTTTCAGGAAATATAAAAGTGGCGTTTTCACGTAATTTCAAAGGCGTTAATTCAATATCAATCGCATCAGCTACATCAATCGGTATGGTATATTTTACGTTCTCATACGCCTTTATTTTAGCTGATATTCCACCTTCCATTGCAGTAACCGTAACATCAGTTAATTTATCGCTAAACGTACTAAAATCAATCTCCCCGGTATAAATTACCTCATAAGCCCAAGTACTTAGGTTTAATTCCTCGATTTGTAACTGCGCATAACTACGCAATCCAAATGTGTAGAACCCTGTCCTTAATATCCAAGCCCCGTCTAAAACGAATTGCAAAGGAACAGAGAAAGACCGAATCATTCCATAGTAAAATCCAGAACGTGACCAACGGATAATATTTTCCTCCCATCCAATCGGAGCATTTGGCAATACATAGGTATCTGAATCAGTTACTAATGTGTATCTGAATTGCTTCGGTTGTGCTGTGAAAATATCTCCTAACCAACTCATAAATTACGTGATAAATATGAACGGCCTTTTGCAGTTGAATAGAACGATATACCACCGTACCCTGATTTGTTAGCATTGATAGCACCTACAATATCCTTTCTGCTTTTTTCCTGTGAGGCAATCACCTCTTTTAAGTCAATAGCCTGACCACCTGAATAGGCAATTGGATCGGGTTTAGCCATTAATCTTGCTAAGTCCTTATTTGATATGAATTGAGTTCCTGCCTTAACTAATCCTATTTCTGGGGTGCTTTTGGTTAAACTTACTTTACCGTCTGGGTCGATTCTTAATTCCGTACCGTGACCATATTCGGCATATCCTGTGCGCTTCATTTTACCACCTTTCTCAAATCGTGGCAAAGGCGCTGCTACTGCCGTAGCTAATTGAACCGCTCCAATTGCACCAACTAAAATAGACAAAGGAATATTTGGCAACGCCTTTGCAACGGCTGCGGCTGTACTACCTATGATTTGCGCTATACTGGCTTGTTTTTCAAACCTTGCACGAGATATGTCAAGCTGCCTTTGTCTACGTTCTAAAGCCTCTCTTTGGCTTTGCGCTTTGGCATTAATAACAGCGATTCTGTCTGCCTTTTCCTGCTCAGACAATATGCTTTTTTGAACCGAATCAATCTCTTTAGCCTTTCTTATGTCTATTTGCTCACCCTCCTGAATTAAACGCTCTTTTGCCTGCTCGAAATTGCCCTGAACAATAGCAATACCTAAGTCACGGACAGAATATGCCAATTCAACTTTTTTATCATTTAATTGCTTTTCTGTCTCCGCTAATTTTTCAAGGTCGGTTATTTGTTTTGCAGTTGTTTCTTTTGACAAACGCTGCTTTAATTCAGCTAATTTCTTTTCCTGATCGGCCGTGTCAATTCCTGCCGCTTTTTGAAGATCAATAATAGCCTGAATATTTTTTATTTCCTCATTGACTAAATCACGAGCAAGTTTTGCCTGAATATCAAGTCTTTTTTGAGCGTATTCTTCTGATTTTATTTTGCCTTCGGAATACTGTCTGGCAAGTTCCAATAGGGCAAAGTCGGCCTCGTTAGTTAATACCAATTGTCTTTGCTCTGATGTTAAATTCAATCTGTCTAATAAGGCCGCATCTGCTTTTTTAGCTGCATCTAATTGAGTTTTAAATAGTTCTTCGAGGTCTTTTACCTCTTTTTCTGCTATTTGCTTTTGAATATCTTCCCTCTGTTTTTGTGAATCAATCCGAATGGTTGACAATTCGTTCTGATATTTCTGCTCAATAACTAACTTTTGCTTTGCTGTAATATCTTCGCCATTTAAAGCAATTTTACGGTCAATATCTGCGAGTTCTATTGATTGGTTAGTAAATAATTCAAGAGCAAGCAAACGGTCTTCTAAAGTTCTTTTTTCATCCGAAAGTATTTGAGATGAATATATTTTTTTACCGTTTAATATTTCCTTTTGTAATTCCAATTCGTAATTTACACGTTTATCGGATTTCGGGTCTTCAGTTGGTGTTAATACATCAGATAAATTACCAAGACCTGCAAATTTTGTAAAAAATGCCTCCTGATTCCTCAACAGCTTAATATTTTCATCTTCAATACCAATAGCTAGTGCGGCACGCCTATTAATTTCATCTTTTTGAGCCTGAACAGTTAATATAAACCCAGCTGCTCCAATACTTTTACCTGCAACTACTCTGGATAGTTCCGCCCTTTGAGCATTTCTGATTTTTTCTTTTTGGAATTCTGAATCTAACACTTTGGTTTGAATTTCATCCAGTTTAGTTTTTGCCGCCCTTGCCTTAGATTGTGCAATAATTGCAGATGTTAGCTTATTTGTTTCCTCTGTATCTTTCCCGGTAAGAATTATTTCATCCGATAATGCCTTAAATGTTTTCGGGTAAAGTTCCTGTAATTGTCGAACGGCTTTTATGCGTTGCTCATCTGTTAAGGTTACATCCTGAGCGGCTGCACGTAATATTTTCAATGTTGAAATTTGTTCCCCTGCATCTTTATTAGCATCCTTAAATATAGAATTAAGGCTTTTTTGTCTTTCTACAAACTGATTAACCGCCTCTTTGCCTTTAAATATTGCACTTATTAAATTGCCTATTTCCTTTCCATAAACAGTTAATAAAGTAATTCCTATTGATAGAATAGTACCAAATGAAAAGAAACTCAATGCTAATTGCTTGAAAAGTCCTGGTACTTTCTCACCCTGCGCCCTTAGTGTTGCAATTTCTTTATTTGTCCTTTGTATTTCATCAAAGAAAATAGGCAAGTTGTTTGATAAGGCTAAAAATCCTGTCTGAACGGAGAATGTAAAAGCTGGAAATTCCCTTGTTAATTGGTTAATCGAGTTACCCAAACCGTTAAACCCTGAACGATAATTACCAACGTTTCTTTGAAATCTACCTAATGGCTGTTCTAATCCGTCAATTTGTTGCCTTAACGTCTGAACCCTTGCGCCTGCCTGTAAAAACTCTTTTGATGTATTCCCAAACGTAGCACCCAAATCCAACGCCTCGCGTTCTGCTTTTGCAAGTGAAGCGGCTAATTGATTGTAAGGGCTTGCAGCTTTTTGAGCCGCTGCATTTGCCTTTAATTGTGCAGCCTCCTGAGCCTTTAACTGTTTTTCGTACTTATCGAATGCTTTTTCACGGGCTTGTTCTAACCTGATTTGAGATAACCGTTCTTTCTCGAATGCTTTATTAAGGCTTTCCATGCTTTTGGCAGCCTTTTGATAACTTGAATCTAAATCTTTGAGTGATTTACTGCCCGATAATGCAGCATTGAATTTTAAAGCAGCTTCCAGATTATCGACTAACTGCCTTTGAGTTATTACTAATTTTGCATCAAGATCATCAAGTTGCTTGAGTGCCTTTGGGGAGACAATATCATCAATTCTATCTTCTGCCATTGCATTTAGTTTTGGTAAATATAAATAAAAAAGTCCAACAAATTAATGTTAGACCTTTTTGCCCATAAACCGAAAGATGATGAAAATCAAATATACTATTTTTTAACTTTATTATCATTCTTAAATCTTTTTACAATTGCACAAAATTCTGAAACGGCTATCTGCTTCGGGTCTAATCTATACCCCTGATACTTTGACAATTCAGAAAGAATAGCATCGTAATCATTAGCCTCTGATTTTTCAGATTTACTTACCTTTTCAAGATCGGTATTCAGATCATTCCATCTAACTACTAATGATTTGCTTTGCGTTATTGTCAATTGCAAATCCTTTATCATTGTTTCAGGTTCGTATTTATGCCTAAATCCCATAGATCTAAGCAACCTTACTAATTCTGCATCGTAACGCTCTGATAAAGCCTGTACTATTGTTTCAATGATGATTATCTTATTCGGGATTGAATAATACTCCCTAAGCAGACTTAATAGGTAATTTGATTGCTTATTGTTTGATAGTGTCGTAAATTCTGAAAATATTGATTCCCAAGCCTCGGTTAATTGCTCTTTTGTTGGAAAACCGCGCTTAATCAGTAGTGAATGATTGCCAGTTGTGAGGACTTTCAGGAAAATGTATAAAGAAACGTCATCGCACTTATCCGAATACGAGGCCAGACTTAGTTTTGATATGAGCCTTAATAGCTGGTAGTACAGTTTTTTGAGCATATTCTGATTTAGATTCTTTAGTCATTCCGAAAATTTCACCGTATTTTTTAGTCAATGAATCAGCTTTACTATCACGGCTCCATACTTTAATGACCTGACCGCTAACCTCGACATAAATCGCTCTTTGAAATGAACCCGTTAAAAATAAATCGGGTCTGCCAAATCCCGGTGCAGGATTCATCTTGTTTTTTTCAAGCGCATAAGATAGTGAACCGTATAATCTTAATGGATCGCCTTGTTTATCGACGGACTGATTATAAAGCTGGAAACGGTTCAATCTAATGATCTCAGGCGATGTACCTTGAATAATGATAGGCAATTGTTCAGCAAGTTTAATTGATTGAACGCCTGTGAGCATTTTACGGATGGTTGTCATTATTTAAACCGATTACTATAAAAAGTGCCAACTTCTGTATACCAACCAAAACATCCATGCTTTGCTGATAACATTGCTAATTTAATTCTTTCGATTCCATTTGCAATTTGCTGGAATTGGTGAGGTTTTATTTTCATGGTCGCAACTATTTAAGAAATACTAACTTACAAAAAACCCCCGAATAATCGAGGGCTTTTATTACTTTTTCTTTGTGAT